ACCACTCCCACTGCCGCCTCACCTCCTGGCCTTGGAAGAATAATGGCCACGTTACCATCCTCTTTCTCTCTAGTTCTTTTGCCATTATCGAATAACCATCGAATGATCCTCTTCATTGGCAAGCTGCCGGAATCATATTCATCGTATGCCCAGCGAAATTCCTCTTCGTAGTCATGAAGACCCAAGCGACGCCTTGCTTCGCAAACAAGCATAAAGCAATCGGTTTTACCTTCTCCTTCGCAAAATCGGGCTCTGCGCTCGTATGCAAGGCCAATTAAATCATTAATCATCGCAGGCTAATTTCTGCATTCAAAGGCAAGAATCCAACGTTCTTGGAAGAGAACGTTTGCCTTGGAAATGATGCGCCAACGCTATCCATTGCGCTTCTAAAGCGTAGTTCTACAGTAGTGTCGTCGAAAGAAGCTCCGACGCCCACATAAAATTCTTCATATTCAGCCGTCTTTGTGTAGCCGCTGTAGTCAAGGATGGAGCCAGTTGTCGCCATCCACAATGTTTTCAAAGACAGCTTACTAAGTCGATTTCCCTCTCCGTTTTCAACAAGAGCAATGGTGAAAGCACTGTGAGGAAACAAAACACGCAATAGGCTATTTTCTCCATTCAATGAAGACAATGCTCCTTCCACGCGAAAAGGAGCATGGCGATAACTCGGTGAGGCCGAGCCTGGAATTGCCACGGCGGAAGCGCCTGTATTAAAGAAGTAGTTTTGATAGTAATGCGATTGACCGTTCGCCGTTTGAATGAAAAGGAAATGAGCAATATGAACTGAGGTTTCCATTATCAAGCGCCAGAATAATCAAGCTCGCCAATCAGTCTCACTGTAACAGTGCTTCGTCCATTGAATACGCTTTCCACTTGCGGAGGTTCGGCATATTCCCAAAGGATGCTAGTAGGAGCCTGCAGAACGCCTTTTAGCTCAGAGGAAGTGCCAGAAAAAACAGCATCAGGGAGAGTAAAGCGAGCATAGTTGCCAAACTGTCCATAGTAGTGATCAAGAATGGCCTTTGTGTTTACGTCAGAAATATTCTCAAACTGCAAGTCAATGCCATGGCCGAATGAACGATTGCCAAACACTCGCTTAACAGTGGCGCCTGAAAGGCCGCGATACGTTTTAGTGGGAAACTGCCCTGGAGAATAAGAACGCCCTGTGGGGCGAATAGAAGGAAAGACTGCCATTAGCGAATACCAATGCTAGAGCGAGTGGAGGGACTTTGCTTAATCTTATCGAGAGTCATTGACATGCCTCGTTGAGCGCCTCCTGCAATGGAAGCACGACGAGTTTCTGCCATTGCTTGCTCTAATTGTTCGCGGCTAACGTATTCTACGCCATTGATCTTAGTGGTTTCAAACTTCATGCTTAGAGAAGGCGCCTGAGGCATGCCGGGAGCATTGCCGCCCATCATGTCGCGAGCGGAACGTCCGCCGAGCTGCACAGGAATAGAACGACCGTCAGGAAGGGGCACAACTGCTTCGTTGTACTTGCCTTCTCCGATAAGGCTAAGCGTGGGGCCTGTGACAATACCGCCATTAGCAAATGCAGGCGGTGCGAATGGCATAGAGCCCGGTGCTCCACCTCCTCCAAGGCCTCCCGCGTATTGACGCACCCCAGGAAGACTGTCTGAAATACCTCCTCCACTGCCCGCTGGATTTCCACCTCCTCCGCTAAGGCCTGCAAACATTTTCGCAATGCCAATGGCAATGTAAGTGGCAATCATCTGCGAAGCCGCTTGAGACAAGGCTTGCCCCACGCTTTGCAAGAAGCTTGCAAATACTTCCTTGGCAGTGGCAGTGCCAGTAATCATGCTCGTGATGCCCTCTGTGAGCATATTGGCAAAAGCTCCGCTTACTCCACTAATTGCACTTTGCAAGCCTTCAAATACACTTCTAAGTTGCATCGCGGAGGTTTCCACATTGGCGAGCTGAGTGGCGTAATCTTGATCCCCGTATTGCTCCATCGCTCGCTCAAAGACATTTGCGGCGCTACCAGTGAAGCCAGCTTGTAAACCAGTGCCAATTGTTTCCAGTCCTCTTTGAGCAGAGGTTAAAGCAGTTTGCTTTTCCAAAAGCTTTACATTTTCAAGGCGTTGAGCAATGATTTGAGTGAGTAAATCAAGCTCTCCTTTCGCAATGTCTCGTTCGTCTGCGGCCAAGTCTGCATACCTTTCTTTGACTGCCAGCTCAGCTTCTTGAGCAGAAGTAAGTTCAAGGCGGCCATCTTTCAGAGCCTCCATTTGCAAGGCTTGCCGCTGGATTCCCAGTGTTTCGCGATCAATTTCATCAATGATGGGCTTGATAATTTTTTGGCGAGCTGCTCCAATCGCAAGATTACGCTTGTCTTCCGCAATGGTTAAAGCATTGGTCTTGTTAATTTCTAGGTCTTTCAGCTTCAGAGCCTTGTCTGAGGCGCTCAAATTATCCTTATTTGTCTTCTCCACTTCCAAGCGATAACGCTCAGCTATTTCAAGCTTGGTGCTCTCTAGTTCTAGTTCTGCTAGCGAAATATCATATTGAGTTTGCGAAATAAGCTGGCCTTGCAATTGCTTATCGAGACGTTGCTTTTCAATGTCAAATTGGTCTTGGATAAACTGGAGTTGACTTCTGTTGTATTCGTCAAGCTCTTTGCCTTTTTTCTTTTTCCCTTCTTCTTCGCTAGGTGGAATTGCGCCAAGTGCAGCAGGAACCTGAGCTTGCTGCTCTTCAAAACTGATTTGTCTTTGCCTAAAAGCAGCTTCAGATTGCAACCGCTGTGCCTGGGGAGCCAAAGCCATTGCCTCGCTTCTTTTCACATAAATTGGGCCACCTGGAGCCTGTTGCGAACGAATGGCCCCAAGCTCCTGAAGTTGCTTTAGCTCTTTCTCGCTCACAGGAACAAGACGATCTCCACCGGGCTGCTGAGCACCGCTGCGTCCTGCAATTGCCCCAATTGTCTGATAGGCCGATTGCGCTTGCTGCTCTGCTGCGCGAGCTTCTGTTTGCGACATGGAGCGAATAGCTTGCGCTGCACCCATCGCCTTTGCTTTAGTGTCAGCCAGCGCCTGATTCATTGTCAGGAATTTTTCAATAAGCATGCTGATGCCCACAACAACCAAGCCAACGCCAGTTGCCGCGAAGAAGGTGCGCAAGGTGATGCCAGCAGTGCGAATAGACGCCGCAGTAGTCTGCGCTGTTGCGCCTGTCGCCGCCATCATTCCCCTAAATGCCGATAACGTTGAAGTGCCAGAAGCAACTCGCGCATTGAAAATTAATAATTGCAATGCATTTGCAGCCCATAATCCGCGCATCACTCCAAGCGCGATATTAATTGGAAGCGCAATTGCGTAAAGTTTTGCTAAATAGCCAACAATGGGATTGCCAGCTATTTGCAAGAATACCTTGCTAACGTCAAGAGCTATTTTTGCGAGTTGTCCCAATTGAACAGCGAAAGTAGCTACATTTTGTCCAATGCCATCAAAAGCAGGACGCAGCCTTTCAAGCTCTTGAGCGATGGCGAATCCGCCAGCAGTTTTTGCTGTAGTACCAGTAAAGAATGCATTAAGCCCATCGGTGAGCTGCTTGATACCATTCGTCATTGGAACAACAACGGTATTCAAGAATCCTACGGCAACTGGCTCGAATGCCTCATAGAAAAGAGTCATTGAGTTTTGCATGCGATTCATTACACCTTGGAATGTAAGAGCAGCACCTTCAGCGCCAGGACCAAATTCCTTGTTCATTACGACAGTTACATTCTTCAGCAATGCAACCATTGCCTGCCCCTTGTAAGCGCCTTCTTCCAATGCAGCAGAGAAATCTTGAATAGCTTTTGGCCCCTTAAATCCTGCAGCTTCGGCAAATAATGCCATAGCTCCAGGAAGCACATCACCTAACTGCCCCTTAAGTTCTTCGCTCATCACCTGACCTTTGCTCGCCATTTGAGCAAATGCATAATTCACGCGATCCACTTTGTCGGCGCTCATTCCGAAAGTAGCAGCAGCTTTTGTAATGCCAGTGAACAAGTCTCTAATTTCGTCTCCGCTAAAACCAGCAGGAGCCATAGACGCATACAGCTTGGTGAAGCCATCACGTGCCGACTGCAAAGGCACGTTGTATTTTTCCATGAGCCCAAGCAAAAGCTCATTAGATGCACGCGCTTCCTCAGCAGAGGGCGTGACTGCATTCAGCGTATTTCTAAAGCTTTGTAACTGCCCAACTGCTGCACCAACTTGCGCCGGTAGATTTTGAATGAAGGCTAGTAATTTATAGGCTTGCCCAAACAAAATCACTTGTTTAGTTGCAAAACCAAACTCCTCGCCAAGTTCACGGATGACACCAGTGCCTGGAAGATTGACGCCTCCCATGGCACGACCAAAGGCCCCAGCTCCGCCAAAGCCACCAAATCTGCCACCGCCTCCACTAGGAGGCTGCATACCACCACCCGCACCACCTTGTGCCATTGCTGACTGAGGAACAATGGCACCCCCGACAGCGTAGGGCACAATTGCGCTGGTAGGACGCGCTCCGCGATATGCGTAACTATAAGGTGATGGAGTGCGCCCTTCGCCACCTCCGATTACGTCCATGCCACGCAAGTCCGAGCGCATGCGGGCTTCACGTTCACGACGTGCCATCATTTCTGCGCGAGTTTCGCCACCAACTGCACCTGTCGAATAGACATTAGGAGCACGACCAACTCCAGCAGGAAGTAATCCAGCAATGCGACTAGGACCAAGTAATGGCTGCTGTGATGCTGCGAGGCCAATGCGAACGCTTCTAATTTGTTGCTTAATAGAATCAACAAAAGCATAAGCAGCGCTTCGCATAATGCGCTGCATTTCATTGCTTAATCCTGTGGGGAGATATTTTTGAGCACCAAATGCAGTGCCGGGCAATGCAGAAGGAATGGTCCCAGGAGGTAATGCTCTGCCAGTTTCTGATGGACCAATGGAAATAGGACGCGAAGGGACAGTCGCCGGGAAATTAAGCCCAGGCAATGCTCTTTGCTGAGCCATTTGCTGGGCCATTTGCTGGCGCATGGCAGCAGGATCCATGCCAAGCATGTTAAATAGGCCACGAGCAAACGTGTCTAGAACCCCTTTAAGAGGACTTTTGCCAACATCGCGCAATTGATTTTTGATGTTGCCAAGAATATTTTCGGCAATGTCTTGATTCAGTTCCGCGACAAGCTTGTCAATTAACGGATCTTTCTTAAGCCTTGAAACACCGCCAATCCCCTGCTCTTTTGCAAGAGCCTGAAGTTGCTTGACAGTTAAATCCTCAAGAGCTTTTTTCAGTCGCTCAGAACGCCCTACTTCCGTGGCTTGCGGAACATTGCCGCCCGACAAGCCTTGCGAGCGCATGTATTCAAAAAGCCCTGCCGCACCAGTTGGTCCAGCAGAAAAACCTCTTTCAACTTCTGCTTTAACTTTGACGCTAATCCCAGATAATTTTTGCTGTACCGCTTTCTTGAATTCCGAAACATCTGCATTTGTGATGGACGGCTTAATGCTTGTTGGAATGCGAAGCTTTCCATCACCTTGGCGAATTTGCTGGTTCGCGGCAATGCGCTG